TTGATCTCTTTCAAAAAACCAACTCCAAATTTAAAAGAATATACTTTTCCTTTGATTTCTAATTCCATGATTTCCTCCTTAACAAAAAAAGAGAGGTTTCCCTCTCTTTTGAATCATTTATATACTTTAGCCAGCATCAGACACTCTTGGTGTATCAACAAATGTGTACATTTCATCCAGATCACTATCACTTACAGTAGCTTCTCCTTCTGCACCCGTTCCATTCATTCCAAATGTTAAGGATAATTCGGTCCAGTCATCAGATGGGCTCGATAAAGTGTATTCTGTACATAGACCCTGATAATAGGTTGATTTGAATTTGTTCGAGCTTTCCCCCGAAGCAGGCTCATCTAAATTGATTTCCCAAATTTCAATAACCTCTCCTTTTAACATGGCCTTTTTCATCGCAGAAATCATTTCATCGCCTTTGGCTAAAATAGAAGTTGCTGACAATTCAATTTCAGGAACACCCGGTGAACGTAATGCTCCATCTTTAGTTGCTGTTGATTCCGCATCAACAGAAATACTGTTTTCATTTTCTTTCGTATAGGCAATTCGCTTTGCATCTTCTTCACTCTGCTTACTTAAAGGTCTATACATATAAACGACTCTTTTTCCTTGAATACCTTCCATGATTTATCCTCCTGTATATTTTATTTCCAATTCAACAACACCATGCAAATATTGCGTAGGTGTCGATGTATCAAGCAATATTCGAGAGCTTCTCTCGCTCACCATCAACTCATATCCATTGATATGTATCATTTGAGAAACTTCAAAAACTTGACTCATGATTTCCATGAGTTCTTTTCTTTTATCAATTCTGTCATGCCATACGCCAACATCCATTGAAACTGCGCCCGATGATCCAGATTTATGCAAATCTTCATTATTTTGAAGATAGTACATCTGAATATACGGACATGGTGCATCCTCCTGTGCAATGTCCAAATAATGAACATCGTATCCAGATTCTATCAGTTTTTTTGCTACAGCCTCATACACTAGCCAATCAATCATTTCTTTTGCAACAGTTTAAGACCATCCTCAAATAACTGCTTTCTTGCTTCTTCCTGCGCCAGCCTTACGAATGGAACAGCAGGAGTTTTCTTTGTTCCAAACTCCACATATCCTGCATAATAACGCCCATTTTTATCCCTGGCCGTTGGCTCGATCTTCACTGTTTTTCCTCCATCTGATTCATTTCTTTCTATGCTGTCCTTTAATCTCCCTGTATCCACAGGTACTCTTTCTTTCATGATACGCTCTCCCGTATCAGCCGCATCGGATACGATTGTTTTCACGTTTTCTACCGCAACTTTCTTTTTTGTCAGTGCCTTAGATAAACTGTTCAATCCTTCAATTTTAACTTTCATCAACATCACTCCTATTATCATCAAATTTTGTTTTAACTTTCTCCAGTGATAAGCGAAGACATGGTGGCTTTGAGTCAAAGATCTCCTGACACTGTACAACTTTAAAAATATCCTTCGACTGTTTCTTTCTAAAGAAACTGGCTTCAACGTACATGGAATCCTGTAAAGGAGCAAGAAAAGGAACATTGATCACTTTTGCTATTTTTATATCATTGTTATAGGCTCTCATAAATCGATTAAATCCAACCATATATGATCCAAAATGAATATCTGGTGTATCGTTTTTTATGATTGATCCATTTTTTATCGTGACACCCCTAACAACTCCATCTACAAACGTAATCTCATTGGTTGTCTGTTTCTTCTGTAGCATTTTTTACCCTCCCCATGTGAGAAAGATATAGAATCTCTTCTGCATAGTTTCTCTTAAAATCGTCTCTGGCATTGGCTAAAGCATATCGGACGTATTCGACTAGAAGACCTCTTATAAATTTATCTTCATTAAAATCAGCTTTTGGATCATACCGAATCAAAAACGCTTCTCCTTCTTCAATATAATCCAGCAAGAGCATGGCTGTGGAGTTATCGCTCCACTCATAGCCAACCTCTCTTGCGATAGTTTCTGTTAGAGCATCCATCGGATACCACCCACCTTACTTATTCAGCAGCTTCAGCTTTTGTAGTGACTGTTCCTTTTACAGATACTTTGCTTGTATATTCCTGTAATCCTGAAATATCCAGAACCTGGAAAGCGTTGTTATCTTTTGGCTGACCATTTCCATACAACTTGATTTTGTATGTTCGATTATCATCCAGGAAAGCAAATTCGTCTGAATATTCCAATTTACCTGCCTGATTTGTACCGATACCCAACATAAATTTACTATTCAATCCCATGATAGCTTTTCCTGTTGGACAATATACAGACTGAATGATATCGATTGGGTATGGACTCTTATCTACCCAGTCGCCTGCTGGAGTCTGTACACAAATTGCAGGTTTCACAATCGAATAATAGTCAGTTGGACTAACAACCATAAACAACCCGTTGATTCTTCTAGGTTTGTTAGATCTACCTTTCGTCATGGCCTTGATAACTTCGGCCAATCCCTTTGGTGTCCAATCGGTAACCTTGATTGCCGTTTTTGCGGTGTAGGTAGTAACTCCTGTAGAGGTTTGTCCTTTCGTTAAATCGGCCTGCATACCAATAGGACCTCCATCACTCTTTAAGTTATTGATGACTGCATCTTCAATTCCATTAGCAATCGCATCATACAATAACGTACGCACAAAACGATCTAAGTATGTCGGGCCTAAATCAAGCATAGATTCCGGCAATGGGATATAGGCGGATAATTTCATCTGATAGATATCGATTTCTTCAAAAGATCCGCTGATTTCTGTAGTGATCTTATCTGTCAATTTTCCCCATGTTGCTTTATTGTCGTCGGATACACCAAAGATCATACGTACTTTGGCCGGAACAACCTTGATATCCAAACGGCTCAATAAAGGATGCTCATTTTCAATTTCACTGAATACATCTTCAATGATCGTTTCCGGCATGACAATATCTTCAATTGCCTGTTTATAATCCGGTGACTTCATAGCGTTCACTACTTTTTCATAGTATTCCTTTTCTGCAGATGTTAGCATACGTGCTCCACGTGCTCTTAAAATAGATTCATCATTCTGCTTCAAAGCATCCTGAAGAACTTTTTCGGATTTTTCATTGGCCTGTTCCTCAATCATTTCACATAAAGCATCGGCCATTTCATCCGTGCTTTCCTTTTTCATAGCTTCTTTTAATTTTTGTTTAATTTCTTCGTTGAATCGTAACATTTTATTTCCTCCTTCATTCAACCATTAAAAAAACCAATCTTTCCGTTTTTGTTTAACCGGTAAGGTTGGTTGTTTTTCTAATTTTTCTTTTTTTGTATCATCCGTTTTTTCTTCTTTTGTCGAACTATCTTTTTGACCTCCAATAATTTCATCGCATAAGCCTAATTCTAAACAACGATCAGCTGTTAGATAAGTTTCCTCATCCAACATTTTATCGAGCTCTTCACGATTTAACTTTCCATTGGATTTTTCAAGATAAGCGATCTTGCTGGATTCCATGATGGCATCCATGTTATCAGCTTCTTTTCGCAAATCATTCGCGTTGCCACAAACCCATCCCCAGCAGTTATGGATCATCATTTGACTTGTTGGGTACATTTTAATGCTGTCCCCGGCCATTGCAATTACGCTGGCAATCGATGCTGCAATACCATCAATAATCACATTGATCTTCTTTCCTGATCCTTTCAAAACATTGTGAATCGTAATGCCTTCAAAAACATATCCACCAAATGAATTAATGTGAACATTAACCGTATCTACCGTGTCATGCTGCCTTAAAAAATCGGTGATGGACTCAGCACTGATCCCGGATTTTTCTCCCGTCCAAAAATCCGTTTCTTCCCCAATGTCATCATAAATCTCCAGTTCCGCTTCCTTTGGTGCTTCCGGATTGATTTGCATCCGGATTGCCATTTTCTTCATCTTCATTAGTAGTTTGTCCTCCTTTCTCACTCAACGCATTCAATAATTCATGCATCGGACTGTAATTCTTTGTCATAAAATGCTGCCAAGCCCATTCTTCTTCGATTGGTTCTTCATGCAACAATCTCATAATATCGTTGATACAGAAAGCACCGGATGCAATCAATTTATCAATATTTCCGGCCATATCCAATACATCAATATGTTTGATCGTTTGAGTGCTGATTTTGATATAATTCCCACTTAGATACTGACTTTTTGTAAATTGTTTCCCGTTTAATTCGTCCTGGATCAATTCAACGACGGCATCCAGGCAAAAGGTCAGGAAATCATCTACTGCTTTTGATGTATCTGTTACTTCACCATTGGCAATGTTTACCGGCATCAAAAAGCTTTTGCTTGTAATTTCAATGATATCGTCATATAGAGCTTTTATATCTCTTGAGTCAATCCCGGATTTTTGACCAACTTCCTCAAAGTTCATTCCATCATATTCGGGTAAAACTGCATTTTCAGAATCCATGAACGTTTTCATATCCTCATTTAGAATCTTATTCAGTCTCGTTTCCATATCGTCTTTATTGGTCTGTGATCGTGAGATATGAACTTTCATTTTCGTTCCATTCGACCTCTTATAAGCCGATGTAGCTGTACTCAGTAAAGATGTTTGGAGATTCAAAGTATCTTCAAGGAATTCCTTTACTTTCTTGTTGTGCAGCTTAAAGTAAAATACATCACTTGATTTATAACTCTTGTTGAGTTTCAAATCATTGATCTCGATATCTGAAAAAGTATATTCTCCAAACCCGCTTTTTGAATCCACGCTAAATGAATCGGCTACATACATATTCGATCCATTGGTTATGATCAAAGCTTCCGATTCATAGTAAAGTCTGTGAATCAGTTTGTTCCAAAAAACCGTCGATGATTCATGAGGATTTGGCTTCACATTCAAACAATAATATAGATCTTTCTTTTCTTCTTTGTGCTTTTTATACGTCCTGTATTCGCATTTAGAAATAGCAGCTGCGATTCTTTGCACACAAATCTCAAAAGCAAGTTTTCTAATCGCTACAGTTGCTACCGAAATGTCATAAGATGTAACATGAGCTTTCATTTTTTCCTTATCTTCTTTGCTCATAAAGTCCAATCCAAATAGCTTTCTTATCCATCCCATTCAATCACCTCCTAATATGTCATGACCGGAATATCAAAAGGTATATCCAATACTTCCGGCGTTAATTGATCTTCTACAACCATACTGGCAACCAACGCCATAAATGGATCTGTTTTCCTAGCATGTGGTTCAATTTTTCCATATAGATAATTTCCCATATCCAACTCTCCATCCTTGGCCAGATTTGACTTTTTAGCTGGTACCAACTTTGTGTTATTTGTAGCCCATCTTAGATGCGGTGTATCTCCCCATGTAAACAGGTGATTTAAAAAGCACCGGTTAATAACCGGCGCCGTACGCATAACATCAGATGGCCGATATAGTTTGATATTTTTAAGATCATGAGAAAAACCATAAATCTCTAAAGCATCTCTCAAAAGTGCATATCGGAAACTATCTAAACAGACCATCTTCACAACGTATTTCGAATCCAATTTATAGACATATTCGGCTATCATGGATGGACTGATTTCAGGTTCGTCCACAAGCGTAACATCTCCCTTTTCCGCCCACTCCCGATAAGGGCATTTCAATCTCCACAACTCCGATGACTGAGTACATATCCAGGCATGATTGATATCGAATCGTTGCTCTCCACTTTTGAAATGTACATTTACACCTACCCAGTCATTTGTTTTAGAAAAATCGATTCCTACCGTACACTCCCAACCTGTCATATCAGGTAAAGGATGATTGGTATCGGATATCAATTCCCAGGATGCCACAGGCATCGTTTCTTTTGTTTGACGTATATTCATTCGTTTCGTCATAAATGCAGGCAGAGTTTGAGGAGCGCTTTTCCAGGTTTCAAATTCTGCTTCGATCTCTACCATCAACTCCGGCTTATACATCAACGATGGATTAGCCTTATGCCACAAATCCTTATCATAAACTTCTTTTTTTTCATCCAGTTTACAAATGTAATAGAAACATCTCGTGTCATTGGCTCCCTTTAACAGAACATCTTCGGCAGCTGCCAATTTATCATCTAATGGTCCACCAATTACATCGCCATTCGTTGTGAAGTATCCAGTTCTGGGTTCTTTTTTCTTACCTAATCCCGTGGTAAAAACATTGATGTTATCATAATTTTCATAAGTGTGAATCTCATTTAAAAAGACGGCTCCTGAACGAAGTCCGTCTTTCCCTTTTGCGTTATTTGTGTGTCCTTTGATATATCCTCTATTTTTAATACCTCGAATGGATTCTTTTGTCCATCGAAAATGTTTTTTCATTTTCTTCACATTGGATTCCATCGAATTATATACATCTTCCACCGGCCTAAGCGCTTGATCTTCATTAAATGCACATATATCTACATCATAATTCGGTACAGGATTATAGGGGCTGATCAATGCCAAAGACATCCAGGATATCAATCCGTCTTTCCCGGCACCTCTTCCCATATAGAAAAATCCTTCTTTCCATCTAGGAAGGCCGTCCCTAGTGAATGTGCATAAATAACATCCGATACAATATCGCTCCCATTCATATCCTCTGTCAAATCCCAGATATTTACCAAGAGATATATAGTGCTCATAGCGATCCAAATCAACGATCAGATCTTCTTCCTGGTATGCTTTTGTAACCAGCTTTCTAAGTGCCCATTGATGTTCGCAAAAATGCTGTGGATAATCATCCATTAGATCAAAATATTCTTCACAGAAAATGGGAATCATAATTCATCATCTTCCATGCTATCTTCCATGTTTCGAAGCTGTTCAATAATCTTCATTAGAGTCTGCGTTGTATTGTTGGCTTGCTGGCACGTTTTGTTGTAGGCATTTACGGCAGGGTTTGTATAGATATTTTCTCGGCCTTTCACGTATTCTTTTGTGACAAGCATTCCATCTTCTTCCATAGACTGTTCCATTTGATCAAGTATATTGATCTGTACTTCTAATCGTTTTAAAGTCGATAAAAAAAGGAAGTGAGATTCATAACCTTTGTTTTTCGCTTCCGTTTTAAATGCATTTAACGATTTTTTTAACTTGGCAGAACTGATATTGGCCATTATATCTCTCCTTTCCAAAAAAGTTACGCGTTTTCAAATTTTTAAACAGGATTGAGCCCGCCCCGCTCGACGGCCTCCCCTGTTTAAAGCCAGATTTTTTTAGGGGGGTCACCATTTCTCTTCGGTTAATGGTGGCTTGCTATCTATGATCCCCTTTTCTGGATGCACTTCATTATGACATTCATCGCAAAGGCTGACTAACTGTCTCTTGTTGCCATCACTTTCATCCCATATGCTTAAAGATAATTCAGGATGATCTTTTAAATGTTTAACATGATGAACTACTGTAGCCTTCTTATACTTTCCTCTTGACTTGCACAACTGGCATTCATAGTGATCCATCTTCAACACTTGCTTTCGTACTATCTTCCACATCTTAGAATCATAGAACTCTTTAGCTTCCTTATCTGTCATATCTTCTCCCGTAAAAAAAAGCCCAAGATGTATCTCTTGGACTTTTTGCACATTACCATAATAGCACATTAAAGTGGTACAATATCGGAACTCTTTTACTTTTTTCACGTTTTTTTATTGATTTAACCCTAATTTTTGCTTAATCGCTGATTCTAAAACCTGTGAATAATTGATGTGGTTATTCTCCGCAATCTCTTTCAACCACGCAGGAAGAGTGCAGTTTGTTTTCACTTTTTTGTTATTGAACCTTTCAACAACGATATCAGGATAAATCGTAATCGGAGATACGATACATCCATCGGCATCCTCCTTTGACACAGTATCGGATGGAACCGGTATTTCATCTTCATCTTTAAACAGACCATAGTAATGTAATTCCAGAGCTTCCTTAGCGTTTTTCACAGCATCTTCCAAATCTTTGCCGGTTGATATACATCCGGGAACATCAGGAAAAAACACGCTATAAGTTTTTTCTCCAGTCGGTTCTAAGACCGCTAAGTACGTTAAAGTTTTCATAATATAACTAATAACTAATCATTTTACAAGAGTTTAGGTCCAAGCTGGATTATTTTTTTAATCCAGCTTGTTTTAGGATACTTCGTTCCGTTTTTATTCCCAAATCTCTTTTATGATTGGGAACTGTTACTTTTCCTTTTTTTGTTGTATGTTTCAGTTGGATATGTGAGCCTTCTTGACTGACTATGTACCAACCGTCTTTTTTTAGGATTTTTAACATTTCCCTTGCCGTTATTGGCATTAGCTTATCCTCCTTACAATTATATTATACGCCATTTTATACGTATGTCAATATATTTATACGTCTTTTTATGCGTATTTATAGTATTTTATTTATGACAGAATGAATATGTTTATATAATCCTTTTACTGTGTAGCCGTATTTTTCAGATACAACATTTCTAGACATTTTGAAGAAATATAAATCGAATAAAATGTTTTGATCTCTTAAAGACAAAAGCTCAATGGGTTTACACTCATTGAGTCTTTTACGGTAATAAATAATTTCTCTTTCTTTTTGCTCAATATCATAAAGCATAGCTATCTTACTTGTGTATCCAGAATGAAAAACAGGCATAGGCTTAGTTGATTTTTCCTGTTCCTTTGTCAACTCTACTTTTGAATGGCTCAATCCTAGCTTTTTATGATTTAGGACTTCCAGTTCCATATTCGTTTCTATAATCCTATGACAACAATAATCGGCTGACTTTAAATCATTGATTAACTGATTCACTTTCAATTTGTCCATTTTCTCTGCCCTCCATCCTTTTCGATTCGATGATATTAAAAAGATCTTCTTTTGTTATTCCATATTCCACGCATAAGATACCTAGTTCCTTCTCTTTTTGTAGCTGTGACAATGCTGTGTATTCTTTTTGAATCTCTCTAGCTATCTTGTCTTGTCTTCTTTTCTTGTGATTCATGCTTATCTCTCCAAGAATTAAATATTTCTATCAAAACCACCGATACCACTGCAATCAAAAATACGATCAATAATGACAATCCCAGAATCTGCGCAATTTTAACTAAAACATTGATTACAATCGATAAACTTTCAATAACCATTCTTAAGCCTCTCAAAATTAACTTTGTTTTTTTTCTGATAGCACTCATAAATATCATCAATCGTAAATCCAAGCTGTTCACTGATCAAAAGCATCAGTTCCACGTAATCAAAATCCATATATACGGTCATAGCCATTAGATCAGCCAATGAATTACAGGCCAAATGTTCAAAATGCTCATACATGACTGGATCAAAATCTCTTTCAATTCCTTTTCTTGTGTGATTATCCAAACTCATTGCAAAATGCCATGCATCCACTAATTCTTCCAACAGCTTGTCACGATCAACAGGTTTCTGAGTATATTTCCACCAACACCATGATCCTTTGTTTTCATGATTCATTTCCCCAAGCTCGTCAAATAAGGCCAGCTTGCATTTGTTCTTGTCAAATTCACATTGATGTTCTTTCAGAATAGCCTCATCCAACATATTCTGCATCTTTTTCATTTCTAAAATCTTAGTCCATTCAATTCCGTTCATATTTACCCCCAACATCTACTTTCGATTCCAACTGTACATAAGATTATGATTTCAAATAGCCAAAAAGCCAACACTATGAGTATGGCCAAACTCCAATCATTCTTCATAAATCCACCTATATAACTTTCAATTTAACCTAATATTATATTGATTCATCAAATCTCCCTTAGAGCCTTATTTCATGCTTGTTTATGACAATTCTTAAAAAGAAAAACTTTTTGTCATTTTCATATCTTAATTTGATTGTATATTCCATCAAAATCCGTATTATCCAAAACATCAGGATCAAAAAGCTTTATCTCTCCTTCGATGCCATTTTTTGAATTAACAATTTTCATAATGCATTTAATATTTCATCTTTTGTATGTATCATTCTAACCACCCCAATTCAGACATCTGCTGCGTTATGGCTTTGTGTAATTTAGAGTCAACGTAAAATACATCATTGGTGTATTCTTCATGATCAAGATAGAACATTACATTGTCTAAATCGTTTTTGTAATGGATAATTTCATCATCACTTTCCGCTTCGTATCCAAGTTCTTTAAACATTTCTTTTGCTGTCATCTAACCATCCTAATTCTTTACACTGCTCATTTATAGCCTTTAGAACATGCATGTTGATATGTCCTGAAGACGTAATAATACCTGATTCATCATCTCGCATAAAATATATAGTTCTATATCCTCTGTCATAGCCTATATAAGATGGTTCATTTGCTATTTGCTTCCACCCCATACTTTCAAACATTTCTTTTGCTTTCATTCTTTTGCCTCATTTTTTAAAACATTCATGTCATAACCACTCTCAACAAATTTGATTGTCAAATCATGGTTTATCTTATTTCCAAGTTTCTGATAAATCTGTTCCATTTGTTCTATACTAAAATCTGTCTTTAGATAAAAATTTATACGCTTTCTTATCATCTCTTGATAATATAAATTTTGTTCATTATTATTGAATGGTTGTGTTTTATACGCATCTCTTGAACACCATTCTAATAATTTGCACTTAATATCTTGTTCACTATTTACATCATCTAGGCCAAAATATAAATTTGTATTACTATAAAGAATAAGTTCATTCAGACTGTTAATATATGAATTAGGGAATAAATCCATTAGTCTACCGATATATGATTCCATTTTCATTCCTGTACTTCCTTTATTCCAATTCATTCAATTCTGTATATAATTCTTGTAATGTGTTTTTTAACACCTTTTTCATAACTGATTTTTTTACATATAAAGTTTTATCTTTTGGCCATATCTCAACAGTTAAGCAAAATTTTGGTGGCACTAAATAAGATTTATTTGCAAATGCCATGATATTCTCAGTAGATTCTATATCTTCCAATATTTTCTTTTTTCTTGTTAATTTTTCTTCCATATAATACCTTTCTAGATTTGCGCTCAGAAAGGACCATCCTACGGAGGAACATCCAAAAACAAGTACAATTCAAAGAAAACATAAAGAAGGCTTACTGTAATGTAGGACAGTCCTTACTGAGCGCAAGATCTTTTTATATATTTTTTATAAGTGCTATCGCTTCTGTTTTTGTAATATTTCGATCGAATCCATCTTCCGATACCAGTATCCACTGATGGCCAAACATATATGGATGCCAGCCTTCCTTGCGGATCACGTAATTTGCAGTTCTTCTTTCCGGCATATATACCTGTAACCGCCATAATGGTATTCGTTTATCCTTATGTCGCTGGAATCGAAACATAGAAAACTCTTCCATCGTTTCCCAGTTCTCGTCATTCTCTAGATAGTCCTCTCTTTCTTTTTGATTCTTTAACATGGTGTTCCCTCGAATGGAAGTTGTTTAATTGTACGATCAACTTCAAGACATAATTCAACGATCAATTTATTGATCTTTCCATCTATTCGTTTTATAAATTCATCAAGATCTATGCCGTTTTCTTTAAGGGCATATTTAAGTCCCTCATTCATTTGCATATATCCGCATACTCCACTTTCTATAACCGATACATTGACAGATAATATTTCCACACCATCTTCGATCAATTTTGCAATTTCTCTTTTTTCCATACTTTCCTCCTACACCCATCTAAGATCCATCATGGGTTTCTTTACTTTCTGATTGCAGTAATCCGATACCGTCTGATAACTCAAGTACAGATGTTTTGCAGCTTCTCTTGTACTGCTATATTTTCTTTTCAGTTTTCCATTTTCATAAAGTCCAACTGATTTACTGCCTCGAGCCATTTTTCCTGTGATCGAACTGCATTCACTTTTCGACATGATTTTTATATTTTTCAGATCTAATTCGCCATATAAGATGCAGCACTGTTCTTCTTTCATTCCCAGAAAGCTCAGAGCCAAAGTTCTGACCACGTCCACTTCATGGTCCGATACCTTGCAGTAATATTTACTTTTTGGATGACCAGGCTTCTGGTAAATCGACAAATATTTTTTACGTCCACTTTTATAGATCACATAGATACGGCAATCTGTATTTATGTAATACTTTCTTCCCTTTTTCTCATAGATGAGCTGACTATCCACTTTAATTTTCCGTTTTTCTTCTTTTTCGAATTTTTCAACCAGCCAGCACCCTTTGTATTTATTATTTCGATTGATCCAGGCATCCATTGTGGAATAGTTCTTGAAATGCATTTCCTTGATCAACTGTTCTGAACTGACCTCTCCCACAACATGAGTGATATCTTTTTCATCCAGCATGAGATAGATCATGGTTCTATCTCATGAAGGGCGGAATCTGCATCGTTTCTTCCGGCACATATTCCGTATGTCTTGATTCCAGGTTGTACAATTCCGCTTTTGATATATCACTCATGATTTCAATCATTTCTTCTTTCATTCGATCATGTTCGAACTGTTTTCTTCGTATATTTTCAAGAACTGCCATCTCTGCCTCAGAAAGTATCACATGCACATCCACCGGTTTCGTCTGTCCAAATCGCCAACATCGTCTAACTGCCTGATAGAATTGTTCGAAACTATCAGACAATCCGCTGAACACCATTGAATGACAGTTCTGCCAGTTCATTCCAAATCCACAAATAGACGGCTTGGAGACCAAATACTTTACATCGCCATTGGCAAATCCGATCATGGCCGTTTCTTTATGCTCCGGCTTGTCCGCCCCTTTGACTTCCACCGATTCAGGTATAGCTTTGTGCAGCATCTCGGATTCATAATTGTAATCGCACCAAATCAAACATTGCTCTTCCTGCAGTGCAATCTCTTTCGATAATTTGATGCGTTTTTCTGCGCTCTTTTTTCTGGCCTGTCTGCGTTCTGTCAAAGTTTCTGCAATGTCCGGAAAAAGAACACCTTCATCCGGATCACTCTGCAGCACATGCGTTTGAACATTTAATTCCGGTAATTTGAACATAGATCCGTTAAATCCCAAATTATCCGGATTGTCGATCATCATCGACCAGGTAGCCATCCATCGAAAGAAGTCCTTTTCTGCATGTTTCTTTAACCGCCATCCAATTCTTTCTTTCCCCATCATGTCATTGATAAAGAATGTTGATAGCATCTCCGTTCTTGGCATGATGCCTAAGAATTCCGCCGTTGTTCCAATCTCTGTAAAATCATTCGGACTTGGTGTTGCCGTACAGCATAATCTATATGGTGTTCTGGAGAATCGGTACTGTAAATCCTTTGTTGTTTTACCGGAATAAGATTTCAGTATCGAACTTTCATCCAACACGATGCCGTCAAACTGTCCTGTATCGAATTTATGGATCTTTTCATAATTGGTGATATTGATTCCCTTTTGTACATCCTCTTCCGATTCCACCAGATGACAATCAATGCCAAATTTATCCGCCTCCTTGGCCGTCTGCTTGGATACGGCCAAAGGTGCCAGGATCAGTACTTTTCCATCTGTACGCTTACAAACCGCATCGGCCCAAGCCAACTGCTGAATTGTCTTCCCCATGCCTGTATCTTCGAACAGAGCGCATCGTCCCTTTCTCAGTGCCCATCGAACGATGGCATCCTGGTAATCAAACAAATTCGGATTCAATTCATCTGGTTCGAATCCGGCATGAATCGGCTTAAATTCCTTGGATTTTAAAAATTCCTCGTAAGTCATTGAGCTTCACCCTCGTCAAATAAACTCAACTGCACCGGTGACGTTAAAGCGTTCTCGCAGTTCTTTACTGCCTGTTCGAAATAGCTTTCTTTGAGTTCGATTCCTACTGCATTCCGGTTCATTTTCAAAGCCTGATACGCTTCGCTTCCAATGCCAAGGAATGGTGTAAACACTGTATCGCCTTCGTTCGTCCACAATTCGATGCATCTCTCAATCACATCCAGCTGCAGCGGACAGATATGCTTTTCATCCCGTTCATCTCGTGCCGATTTACGATTCAAGGTGTTTGATTGGTTAATATCCATCCAAACCGGTGATGCATACTGCTGCCATTTTTCAACCGGGAACGTTTCATTCGTGTGACTGATACGTTCTTTGTTTTCTCCCGGTTTTCGCAGCGTGATGATGTAATCGGCAATCCCCTGCCGGCACATGGCACTGTCCTTTTTGATCTGTTTATGCAGCAGTCCTAATGCTTTCGTTCTCTGCATGGCCACTACTGGATCTTTCCAGATGGTCACTCGACTGTGATAAATGAATCCCACTTTTTCAAAGACCTTGATCAGCTTTCCTGGAAAGTCCTTCAAGCCGATAAAGCCGTCATTGTTCAGCGATGCCGGAAGATCCATACAGTGTACACTGATCAGTCTTCCCGGTTTTATGATTCGATACAGTTCCTTGGCGATAAAATCAAACTGCTGATAAAATTCTTCCTCATTTCGACAGTTGCCTAAGTCTCTGTCACTGTCCGAATAGGTGTAAAGACTTTCAAACGGCGGTGAAAAGATCGAGTAATCCATCGATTCATCCGGTAAGCCCTGCATCACTTCCGCACTGTCTCCGTTGTACAGTGCATATCGTTCCTTTATCACTTGATTCAATACTTTCATCTCTTTACCTCCCTCAGTGGTACCATGATGGCCGTGTAGTTATCCTCAACATCGAATCCGGAATTGATTCGCAACGGCTTTTGACTTCCGGCGAATTCGATAATAGCTTTTTCGCTCAAACAGGAATTCAATGCTTCTTTCAGAAATTTTCCATTCAACTTGATTTCCATCGATTCACCTTCGTACTCGCATTTTTCCAGTTCTTCTTCCGTCGATCCAAGTTCTGTTTCATCCGTCTTGATCATGACTTTTTGATCATCCATACACAAATAGATCACATTCGTATTTTCATGCAGATTGAATTCTGTACGTTCAATGGCATCGATCAATTCTTTTTTGTTGATTTCAAGCTTTCCCACAAATTCCTTTGGTATGATTCGTTTTACATCCGGATAAAATCCACTGAGCAAGCTCGTTTGAAAAATTTCATTTTCCGATTCAAAAAGAATCTTGTTATCGTTGGCATAGATTTCGATCTTTTTTCCTCTCAACTTGATCACGTTTTTTAAAGCATTGTATGGAACCGTGATATTGATCTCACTGGATGCACGGCCGTCAATGACATACATGGCCATACGGTATGAATCGGATGAATTGGCCTGCATGGATGTTCTGTTGCAGTCTATGTTTAGTCCTTTCAGGATCGGTCTTTGTTCATTTGATCTGTTACTGATCGCATATGATATTCGATTGATAATGTCATCCAGAATGTCCATATCGATATCCATGTTGATCTCCGGTAAAGAAAAATCAATATCCGGATATTCTCCTGTGTAATATCCATTCAGCCTTTGCCTGGCTTTTCCGGATGTGATTACGATTGACATTCCCTTTGTGCTGACAGAAATATCCTGCTGTGCTTTGCTGACGATGGATATGAACGCTTTGGCATCTACAACGATCTCACCTTCTTCGGTTATATTTACTTCTTTGATTCTTGACCACATGGATTGAAAACCATTTGATCCGATCATTTCCAAACATCCGCTTTTTGCTGTGATCTTCACACCGCTCATGGCCGGTACCGGCGCCAAACTGTCAATACACATGGATATGATTCGCAGTTCATCGAGCAGTCTTTTTTTATCAATCTTGAACTTCATTTTTTTCTTATCCTATCTCTTTCTGTATCTTTCTGATTCTTTCCAATAATTCCGGACTTGGTTCTGTCTGTTTTGTATCCGCATACCATTCCGGAACATCCTCAACGGCATGATTGTTGTTCTCCCTGGATGATCTGGTTAGCCATCCGTTGATAAATCTTTTCATGCCTCTTTTTGTTTTCCGTTTAGTCGGATTCGCATACAGCCATGCTTTCATGGCCTTCATTTCTTTTAGAACATCTACCTGTGGATGTAATTGTTGCCAATCCTTACGCATAGATTCGGTAATCTCATACGCATCTCCTGTTTCCAACATCATCGATAGAATGGGTGGTTCACTTTCTTTTTCTTTAAGTATTTCTTTTTCTTTATCTAAATCTATATCTAAACCTATATCTATATCTGTGTTCGTCTGATGTTCGTCTATTGTTCGTCTAACTTGTCTTTTTGACATTTCAATGTATTTTGCATCGTTTAGTGGTGTTCCGGATGTCAGTGAATACGATTTGTTATCCTTGAGCAATAAACTGTTTTTTTCATCCTTATAGACAGTTTCGGTATAACGCGAAGAAGATAAAGTGTTATGCATCCTCCAGTGCTTGATGACGATCACTCCGTTATCGAATGTCAGTACGAATGACTTTGCAATCAGTAGCTTTAGATCATCGGTACTCGCACCAATCAACCGCTGGATGCGTTTAGGATTTCCAACGAATCCATCATCGTCAGCCCTCATGTTGAGGTGAAAATATAAGCACTGTGCCGATAGTGGCATATCCAGGAATGCATCACTGTCCACGATCTGCATCGCAAACATTCGTTTATTAGCCATAGTATGACTTCCTTGCCAAGTGATTCATTCGATCCCCTCCTTTTAAAATTTCATTTTTTCCAGATGCTTTTTCTTTGTAGCATCTGTGGTACGTGTATATATCGTGGTAGTTTGTATAGATGAATGTCCCAAGATATCCATCAGCTCTGAAAGGCTGCCTCCCTCGTCAATAAAATGCACGGCAAATAGATGTCTAAAACTGTGCGGATGGATCTTGTCCAGGTCGATACCTCGGCATTTTCCTCCGATCTTTTTCATCCGTTTATAGATCGTACTGGCATGCATCATCCTTTCAGCAAAGCGACCTGGAAAGAGAGTGCCTGTTTTGATCTTTCTATCCTTTGCGTAATGCAGCAGTTCCCGTCTCAGATCCGAGCGAAGAATGATGTTTCTGGTCTTGCCTTTATTCGATACCTGTATATAGTTGGATTTTACATTTTCAACCGTGAATACCTTTAATTCCTCCGCCCGAATCCCTGTATAGGCAAAGATTTTCATAATGTAATAAATGTCCATCTGCTCCATCTTTTTGGCCATTCTTAAAAGCCTTCTAAGATCTGTGATCTCCAATACGTTTTCCAGCGAAGCCTTTTCCTGCAGCTTGATCAGTTTCAGAGTCAGTGGACATTTATGCTTTTTTAAATCCGAAAGATCCTCATACTTTTCGCCAATATCCACATATCGAATAAATTTATTGATGATGATCAGATAGTTGTTGACGGTACTTGGTTTGTACTGTTTCACAAGTTCATTTTTATAATTGATCAAATCACTTTTTTTGATCTCTCCATCCGGCAGATATTCAATCAATTTTTTCAATACATGGCGATAATGGATCAAGGTATGATCTGCCTTTTCATCCTCGATTTCTTCATTCAGATAGTCCTCCAGGACATTCATCATTTGTTCTTTGTTCATAAGTCACCTTTACACGTCCTTTTTTATGCGTTACAATTTGTTTGTCTAGTTATGCGTGCCGGTGACTTTCGTTTGCCGGTTTTTTTATTTTTCTTCTTCACCCAATAGAATTTCTTCTGTTTTCTTTATAAGAATTGCGGACATAAGCGTCATAGCAATTCCTATTTCAATATCCTTTGTTTGTTTAAAAGATTCTGCAGCCCCAGAAACAGTAGCTTTTTGATAAGCCTCTTTAAATTGTTCTATTGTAAAACTCTTTTCCTTCATGTGGTAGATTTCCTTTCTCTGTGATAAAATGTTCTTGGATTATTAAAAGAATCCACTATTTAGCGCTCTTGCTTTGGTCGGCTAGGTGCGCTTTTTCTTTTTCAACGGACAGAAAGAAAACTCTGACCGCTTCTTCCAATCTTTTCTTTACTACTTCTGGTGGATCGTTTGACGGAATCACAGTTACATTAATCATCTCATTACTCCTTTCATCCAAAGATAAAACCAAATGCTGCGACTGAACCCATGATGACTGTAATCAGGCTCATAGCGATAAAGCATCCTAGAATGACATATCCAACTAGTCCTACTTTCTGATCAATTAGAATCTTTATATTCGGATCTTCCTTGATTACTTTTTTGCTTCGATTCACCCATTCGAAGGCTTCTGTGTGGATAAAATCTTTTTCAGGTAATTTATTCATAATTAACATCCCCTTTCGTGTTAGAATTTTTATAGATTGCGAGGTAATCTTATGGACATCCACATTTCTATTGATACCCTTATTTCCATGTTAGCTTTGCTTGTCGCTCTTTATAGCGTTTGGTACACAAGACGTTTTAATCGTCCTCGTATCCAAATCGAAGGATTTGAATGTGATTTGAAATCCTATGACTATCCGTGTATAGATTTCACTTTGTTAAACGTTTCCAACGTCCCAATTACAATCAAGTCCATCATCTTTAAATCAAATGAAAAAGTAGTAGATCCTGTTTTGGATTATGAAGGGCCAACGTATTCATTGACCAGTCCGCTAGGCATCACCCAAACTTATCCAGTGCTTGACGCTGATCCGATTATGTTAGATGAGCCGATTACTTTATTACCTAACTCAGATATAGACTTTAGATATTACTTCCCTGAACTTTCTGGAAAGTTGGAAATCACTGTAAACACAAATCGATTTTTGTCGGTATTCTCTAAAAAGAAATCATTTGTTTTCCGAACGAACAAGCGCAACTAGTATCATGATTTGACATACCAGTGTACCTATATTGATTAGCAGTGTGATTGTTTCCATTGTGAATCACCTTCTTTTTTTAACTCTAAATATCTGCTTCAAACACATTTACTCGTTCGATTGTTACCAACTTCAAACGGATACGCTTTTCTAGTCCTTTTTTGTTTTCAAATAACCAAACATTGAATTCACCAGTATCGAATACATGTCTTGTTACTCCGATAGCATTCATTTCAGTAACCACATATTCAGTTTTGACTTGTTTAATCGGTAAATCGTCAAACTTAGGTATTAGTATCCTTTTATTGTTAATAAATTGGTATCGATCAATGGTATCCCTAAAAATTGATATATCTTTCATTTTCCACTTCCTAATCTGTTTTGAAGAGTTCTTTATTAGTTTCTTGATTCTTTCGTTTTTTCCAGTCCTTGCTATAATGAGTTTGGAAAGGAGGGCAAATAATGAAACTCGATCACGACTTAGTTAGATTAGTATTACTTGAAATTGAAGATAAAACTACGATAAAAGATGATTTACAAATTAGCGATTTTTCAATTCCAAACTATTCTAACGAAGAGATTACATATACTATCCAAAAGCTAAATGAAGCAGGATATATAAATGCCAAAATAAAGTCTTTTATAGGTGGATCAGTATTTTTTGTAGATTCTTTAACTTGGGATGGACATCAATTTTTAGATAATATTCGTGATGATAATGTTTGGGATAAAACAAAAGGAATACTTTCGAAATTTTCATCCGCTTCTTTATCAATTGCCAGTGATGTAGCCGCTAATGTAATAACAAAACTAATCAATCAACAGATGGGGTTCTAATGAACTCCTTCTATTTTTTCTGTCTGCTTAATGTTTCAAAATTTAAATAAAGTTCGTATTGACCTTCTTTAAATTCAAGTTTTAAATATGTGATTGGTTCTTTATTCAGATCTAATCCATCTAAGGTACATTCTCCAGTTTCATTGTCGATTACTAGTTTTTTAAATGTCGATTCCATCTCTCCACCTCCTAATCTGTTTTGAAGAGTTCACTTTCGATATTCATTATGCCCCTAGCATAATTTTTATAATTCCTCCTGTGGTATGATTTTTAGTTAGGAGGTGATTATAATGTCAAATGAACAAAGAGCTCATGATTTAGCACTTCATTTCGTTGATGCTGTCATAAACGCAAAACAACAATCAAAAATTAATGAACAGATTGAGAATGATATTCACGAAATTACAGTTCCCGTTGATCTTTATCGTGAATATAAAGAGCTATATGACAGTTTTTTAGAAGCTCTAAATCGTGACTATAAAAGTTCTTTTTAGATAGGTTTACCATCAATTGAAAGAGCTATTTTTACTTCTTTAGCCAATTCACTTTCTGACGAATTGGCTTTCTTCAATTTAGAACTCAATTCATTAATCCATTCTTCGATTTCTTCTTTATTTTCAATCTTGATATATATTTTGATTTCCTTTTTCTCTTCCATATCTCCACCTCCTAATCTGTTTTGAAGAGTTCGCTAACATCTACGCCCAAGGCTGCAGCCAATCTCACAATTTCATTAATTTTTAAAATTCTACGATCTCCAATAACGTCACATAATGCCTGAGGTGTCATTCCAGCGTTCTCTGCAATTGCATTTTGTTTGAACCCTTTATCATTAATCACCCTAACTATATTCTTAACTACAGGATGATTAACTTTGGCTATTTTGTTCAATTTAATCAACCTCCCTTCTCGAAAGTTTGCCTTTCTCAACTTTCAATCATATATTAGTCGAGTAATTCGACTTTGTCAATGTTTTTCTTTATAAAAGTTTGAATTTATCAAACTTTTTGTATTGATTATTCAATATAGCGACTATATAATGAAGATGTAAATAGAATTGAGGTGATTTACATGGCTTTTAAAGATAGACTAAAAGAAGCTAGATTAGCAGCTAATTTAACTCAAGAGCAAATTGCAAATATAATTGGAGTAGCAAAATCAACTTTTACTGGATATGAAAAAGGAAATAGTGAGCCAAATATGGCTACTGTTCAAAAAATAATGGATGCACTAAATATTGATGCAAACTTCCTTTGGCAAGATGAAATGAGAAATACAACTCAATTTGTTGTTTCAATAGAAGAAAAAGAACATATCAAAAAATATCGCTCATTAAGCGAACACGGAAAGAAAATGGCTGATTCTTTTCTGGATATGCAATATGAATACGAAAAAGAAGAATCTATGAAAGAAGAATCATATCCAATGATTCCGAAAGTTTTATACGGATGTTCACCTAGTGCCGGTATTGGAAATTACTTACCTGACGATATAGACGAAAGCGCCATTATGGTTCCGGATACTCCAAAAACAAGAAGAGCAGATTATATTTTAAAAGTCGATGGAAAAAGTATGGAGCCTGAATACATGGATGGGGATTTAGTATTGGTTAAGAAACAGGATCAAGTTGATATCGGTGAAGTTGGTATCTATTTAGTAGATGGCGAGGCTTTGATCAAAGAGGCGCAGAATGGATATTTACATTCGTTGAATCCTGAATTTGGAAACATTGAATTGAATGAAAACTCAGAAGTTCACTGTATGGGAAAGGTCATCGGAAAACTATGAAACGAATCGGCTATCTAGAATTAAATATGCGCAATTTATAAAATCTACAGGAGGATAAAAGAAATGGAAGTAAACAAAGGCGAGAACTATTTAGGCAACGTAGTAAGAATCATTAGCAATAAAGAATTAATTATCGATGTTGGAGAAGAAGATTTAACGGTAGGTGATAAAGTTCAGATATATACAGTATTTGATGAATTAACAGACTTAGAAGGAAATTCATTGGGACCGTATGAAAACATAAAAGAAACACTTGATGTTGTTCAAACGTCAAAAAATTACTCTGTCTGCAAGAAAATAGTGACCAAAAAATCTTCAAGTTATGCGATTTTAAGTTCGTTCTCCAACGTTGAATATAAAGTGGCTGAAAAATTAAATATTAACGAAGAAGACATCAAGCCGTTAACTGAATATAAAGATGATAAAGAGATTCATGTTGGTGACTATGTAAAAAAGTATTGATAAAAACAGGCATAACTTATATAATGAAAAGGAACGGAAGTGGGCGCAATTCATGTGCCTAGTTTAAACCTCCTTTTCATAGAGAAGGAGGTTTTTACTTTTATGAGTACTCAAACATCGTCCTTTGATAAGCCATTCAAAACATACGATGAACTTTTGAATCTTTTGGAAGCAAGAAATATAATTATACCCGATAGAAACTCGGCGCGAATTAAGCTTTCTACTATATCATATTACTCCTTAGTTAATGGATATAAAGATTTATATGAACGAGATAAATCTGATAAATTTATTGAACCTATTGAATTTGATGATTTATATATTCTCTATAATTTTGAGACATCGCTCAACAATATTATTTTCAAATACATCATATATGTAGAAAAAGCTTTAAAGTCATCAATATCTTACATAGTTTCTGAGAAATACGGTGTTTTCACAGATTATAACGATTTAAAAAATACCAATCCCAATGATTATTTATATCGGAAGAATTACAGATCAAAACTTGAAACTCAACAGATCCTTAGGGATATAAAATTAAAGATTCAAAATAGCGCAAATGAAAGTGTGTGTCATTATAAAAACAACCATAACCATATTCCCTGTTGGATTGTTGTTAATGACATTCCTTTCGGAGCAGCGATCAAATGGTTTGAAATTTTGAAAGGATATGATAAGACATTTGTGGCTGAAGTTCTATTTAAGAACATACATTTCTCTTCGGATGAAAAGAAAGAATTTTTAAATAAGGGATTAACTATTTTACGTAAATACCGAAATAATATTGCTCACGGAAATAAAATCTTTATAAATTACATCACAGAAGAATTACCTAAAAGACAGGTGTTGAAAATTGCCAGAGGAGAAATAACAGACACAGACTATAAAAACGGAATAGGAAGAAACGATATTTTTGCAGTAATTATTGCCCTATATGCTATTTTATACAAAGATCATAGAATATTATTCCTAAACGAAATAATAAATCTATTTAGTTCCTATGCGGAATATAGATTTATGAATGGAAAAGACGTATTGGAAATGCTTAGCTTACCAAATGATTTTGTTTCAAAACTAATAAATCTTAATTCATTTCAATAAAAAAATCCTCTCAGCACCACCTGAGAGGATATGACAGAATGCAGATACACCACATATCTGCAGTACAGAAAAAGTTTATCTACCACGATATATGCTTTTTCTGTACCCATTTTACCAAATTTAGATATAAAAAGAAAGGATGGGTACTATGTTTTACTATATCATGTATCTGCGAAAGTCTCGTGCGGACGATCCAAATGAAAGCATAGATGAAGTTTTAGCAAAGCATGAACGAATACTGCAAAACTATGCGTTATTAAATTACAAATCCAAAATACCGGAAGAAAATATATATCGAGAAGTAGTTTCCGGTGAGACCATTGACGATCGCCCTGAAATCAATCATGTTTTCGAAAGAATGCAAGATAAAGAATGCCGTGGTGTATTGGTTGTTGATCCACAACGATTGAGCCGTGGAGATTTGATTGACTGTGGTACGATATTGCGACTTTTCAAATATACCAATACTCTAATTGTTACTCCTCGAAAGTCTTTTGATTTATCTGATAAATACGATGAGAAAAGCATTAAAAATGAACTGATGCAAGGATCGGAATATTTGGACTATATCAAAGAAATTATGGCCAGAGGCCGTGAACAATCCGTATTATTAGAAAATAACTATATTTGGCCTGTACCACCTTATGGATATAAAAAAGTAGTGGAGGGAAAGCATCAAAAATTGGTTGTTGATCCGATTGAAGGCCCATACGTTACATATGCTTTTAAAAGAAGTGCTGAAGGTGTCGGCGCTAGGCGTATTGGAAACGAGATAGAAACAATGGGAGCACGGCCAAGGAAAGCAGAACATTTTCTCCCGGACTATATTAATAGAATATTACAGAATAAAGTTTATTTAGGTCATCTTTGTTGGCAAAAAACAAAAACAATAAAACGAGTCGATGGGAAAAATCTAGTATCTAAACGCATCTGTAACCAAGAATATTTAGTCATAGAAAATACACATGAAGCTCTTATTGATGAAGAAACATTCAACCTAGTTCAGGAAAAACACAGAGCTCCTAGAGTAAAATCTTCTAAAGTTTTACAAAATCCACTTGCTGGACTTTTGAAATGTAAGAAATGCGGATCTTCTGTAGAACGTAAAACGATAAAAGGAAAAAGACCTAGATATTTTTGTCGTCGAACTCAATATTGTAAAAATAGATCCGTTTATATGGATGCTGTAATTGATGCTGTCATAAAAGGACTGAAAGAAAAGCTGGAAGACTTTGAAATTAAAGTTACCAGTAATGATGAAAGCGAAATGGATCAAAAAGTAAAAATGATCAAAGCCATTGATCTAAAATTAGAGAACTTAGAGGAAAAACAAAATCGCTTGTATGACTTTTTAGAAAACGGAATCTACACTAAAGATGTATTTATTAACCGAAATGAATTGATAGAAAAAGATAAAAAAACACTTCTCAACGAAAAGAAAAACGTAGAGCAAATCATAAGTTCTGTCAAGCCAACAAAAGAAAAAATAGCCTCATTGCATAAAGCAATAGATATGCTAAGTGATCCATCTTTACCGGCTGAAAATGTCAATATATTTTTAAAATCATTCATCAAAGTCATGTACTACGAAAAAGGCTGTACATCCGAAGATATACAGCTTGAAATTTTACTAAAATAAGTAGGTATCATACGGCAGTCTATTCATAGGCATCTAGATGATACCTCCTTCCTTTTATGTAAATTTAAGGATTCATCTTTCCATACTATGCGTATTATAACATAAACGTAAATATAGATAATACTCATATGACATTTGATGTTATAACTAATTAAATAGAGCCGCTAAACACGGCTCTATATCCTTATTTTAATACCAGGATCTAACGTACTAAAGCTCTCGATGACCTCATCCTCGTCCTTAGACCTTTTAAACAGGGTGATCTCTACATACTTATCTTTACTGGTATTGACCTCATGACGGTATCGATCCATAGCCTCGTCAAGATCGTTGGTACGTATGACAATCGGATTGATGTCTGCTTCCCAGTATTCCTTTTGACCTTTGATCGGTCTGTTGTGCAGCGTATAAATCATTCGATCCACATAGTATTTCTTTCTCAACTTTTTATCCTACCTTTCAAATAGGATTATAGCATAAAAAAGAGAGCTATTCGCTCTCCTTTTTAACGATCCAATATCGCATACCGATCGGTTGATCCGCTGCACCTCCGATGTAAAAGATATCGTAATCTCCGTATTGATCCAGGTCTATCTCACCGGCGGTACCGTCAAACAGCAGTCCGTTTTTATCTTTTATGTCGGTACCACTATACAAACAAACGTGCGTTTCCGGATGTTGGATCTTTATCAATTGTTTTAACTTCATGGCTTAATTATAGCACAAAAAAAGCGGGAGGACCTAAGACCTCCCACAGAGCTAACAAAAATAGTTTACTAGTCCAACGCTAGTTATTTAAAAATACTAAGCAGCTTATTAACAAGCTTAATCAACAGTTTCACCAGCTTGTTGATCAATCCACCATCGATACTCTCACCTTCTTCCGGATGATCCGGGGTTGCTGGTTGATCCTGGATCATATCCAATCTGGTCTGTACCAACTCTACAAAATCATCCCAGCCATCATTAAGTATATGATGTGGACAATATTTGTATTTTCCATTCGTCATTTTCCAATCTTGGTGCTTTTTCAAATGTGAAATATCCCATCCATATTTATTGAGTAGGATTGCTGCTGCAAGAGCTCCATTGTCTCGTGCCTTTTCCCAACGCGGATCAACTGACCCAGACTTATCATTGTACGAGCCGTCACCATCAGAGTCATACATATCACAGCAAATCTCAATAGCAATGGTATTACGGTTGCCTTCGCCCTTAGCACCATCTCCGGCGTGCCAGGCGTTACGGTTGAGTGGGATACCTTGCCATGCGCCTTTATCATCTACACTGAGATGCCAGGACTTCTGCTCGTCAGTACTTCCCATACTCTTATTAAGCGTTTCAGCACTTGGATTTCCGTTGGTACCGGCATTGTGGACCGTGACGTACTGTGGTGTCATCACGTAAGGGCATTTGTACTTGTACTTGCTCTTATCCACTAGCGCCGTATGCACGGTCAATCCTTGGCCAGATTCTAACAGTACCGGCTCAAGATCGGGGTCTTCCAAATCCCACTCGTCGTCTTCCGGTTGTTCCGGCTCCGGTGTATCTCCCGCACCAGTCGAAGGACCTGGATTTTCTTCAGGCTCTTCTACTTCTTCCGGTTTGGCAAACGTGGCCCAAGGTTCTACACCCTGTGCCTCTGATCCGGATACGGCTAAAAAGATATAGTCAGATCCTTCCTGCCATACAATATAGCGGTGGCCGTTACCAACCCATTTCCAATAGTACCGGATTTGCGCACCTGGTTGATAGGTTCGGACGATCTCACCGTTTGGCCCATTTTTACGTGCATTGACACCAATATCGGTGGTAAGAGTAGCTACACCGTCTTCTTGTTCCAGTTCGCTTGCTGGTACGTTTACCGGAGTCTCTTCCACCTCACTAAACGTAGCCCAAAGTTCTACACCCTGCGACTCTGAGTTAGATACGGCCGCAAAGTAACGTGTACTGCCCTCTACCCATGAGATATAGCGGTGTCCATTGCCGACCCACTTTTCCGTGTATTTTTGGACGTCCCCGGCGTTAAAGCGTTTACCTGTATCTGGACCTGTCGGGTTGTCCTTACGAACAATAATGTTGTCACGCGTAAAGGTAGCCAATCCAAGCTCAGACTGCAGCTGACTGACATTGTATTGATCCTGTACCATAAACTTAGGTCTCAGGTAGCCATAGATCGTACCTTGATAGGATAAAGGATACAGAGTAGCTCTAGGATTGTTACAGCAGTTCTGCGTAAACGCCTGGCCATTACAATAAATAAAGATATGGCCATACTGTGGGTCTCCTCCAGCCGATACTACGATATCGCCGTTTTGTGGCGCTGTTACTACGTTACAGATATTGAGGATACCGTTATTGGATCTGTTAGTCCAATAGTCAATGGCGTTACCATACGCTTTGACTCCACAACCTCCATACTTCAAATAGGCCTTGATCAAGGATACGCACTGTCCGTCATACGGGGACTCCCAATTGACTGTAGTTCGGTTGGATTGATTTCCGTTAGTATCAAATACTTTACCCTGTGCATAGGCAAAGAAATTATCAAATACTGTCATAGCTAACACCTCCCTATATATAAATAAGGAGAATCAATCATCGGATTGACCCTCCGTCCTTGAACACTCGTTCCTGGATTTCCTCTTTGCACCGTTCCATCTCACTGTTATTGTTGCCATCTAAGGCATGGCTCAAAAGTGCATGGAGCGACTTTAAGGTAAGCGAGTTGATCTCCTGCTGCTCGATCATCGACTGGTTATCGTTGAGCAATTTACTCTCACACTTGGCCATTCGATCCTCCAGCTTAGTGAGTCGTATGTTTTGGTCTTTGTTTGGTTTACTCGCTAAATTGATCAACTTGCCTACCGCAACAATGGCCGTGCAAAGGCTCCCAAGAGTGATGATACCGGCAGCTAAAGCATCGATGGTCATATTACTCACCGGCGGAGCTGTCAGTCACCCCGCTCTTAGACCAGCCTCCGTTAAAGCCATTGACGGCCGCTTCGATCAGTGTTTCCAGTTCGGTAGCCGATACATTGATACCCTGTTCGGCTAACAGTGCGGATGCCCTTTCAATAGCCATGTCCAACTTTTCCTGCCCATGCAGATCCTTGCAGATCTGTTCCACGTATTGGACAGTGGTGGCCACTACGTCCTTTTTAGTCTGTGTATCTACGTATTGTGTGTATAGCTTTTTGATTTGATAGCCGATGATTCCGGCCACGACCATGACAATAGTTCCAGCCAACTGTAATACGGCCGGCATCAATACTTCCATTACTTGTTCCATATCTATTCCTCCTATGCAGTTACAAAGTAGTGTCCAACTAAAGCATCAGGAGAGTAATTCAGCTTAACCTCCTGTCCGTACAACTCCTCCGGGTTGGCAACTCCGCCTCGTTTACAGAGGTACAGTTTGTCTCGCCAGGAGTAGTACTTACCATATATACAAGTAAATCCACTTGTGGTCACTGACTCTGGTACCGGTATTGGATCCTCCAAAGTGCCCTCATGATCGTCCTTATCAAGCTGCTCAAATAGCGTAGGATCTTTACCTGGCCAATAGTCAAAACTCTTATTATGACCTTTTGCACATTTCCAAAGTTTGTCGTCAAAATTTAGACGTTCACCCTCAGGGATCCACACACCATCCTCGATATCTTCCCAATTGGCAAACAGGCTCTTGTGCTCTAAGGCATCCTCATCCGGCATATTGTCGATCGCATACTTTAAGGCAAACTCCCGATCGTCCGTAAATGGATCCTCTGGGATCTTTTCGAGAGTGATTTGATACACGGTTTTTTCATCGTCTCCGACACGCATGTTAAAGACCTTAACAATCGTATATCCCTCATACGTTGTATCGGCGTAGCTAAATGAGGTACAGTCTCTAAAGGCTTCGACAATGGAGTCCATGTCGGATTCACACATAAATGTAACGACCAACTGTTCATTGATCTGCTGGATCAGCTCATTACATAAAAAGATCGGCAACTCGCCGATGAGGATATCTCTCGACGGTTCTTCATAAACGGGCATCTCTTCTAAAATTTCATCTTCCATACAAAAATCCTCCATAATAAAAAAGCATGCAGAAAGGAGATCATACATGCTTTACAAACAAATATTGAATGACTGGTTAGCAGATCAGGAGATCTACAAAAAAGGCGGTACGTTTACCGTCTATTACAATGTTGCCCACAATCAGATCCTACCCCATTTAGGTAATATGGACGTGGATCAAATCGATAGTGAGATCCTACAGGATTTTGTACTCGGCCAATTGGATCATGGCCGTGTGGACGGTAAAGGCGGTATCGCTAAAAGTTATGCTGACAGCATCATCAGTGTACTCAAACTATCTCTCAACCGTAAGGATCTCGAAATCCGCTTACCCTACAATCCGCCTAAGGAGGTCGAGATCTTTGACAAATCAGATCAGATCGCATTGATCAATCACCTCCAAACTGAGATCAGTTATAAAAACTTTGGCATCTTGTTAGCCATCCATACCGGTATCCGCATCGGGGAGCTATGCGCTCTCAAATGGTCCGATATCAACTTTGATTGCCAACTGCTGCACATCAATAAGACCATGAGTCGGCTTTACACCAAAAAGGATGGCTCGCGTCTTGTCATTACCTCGCCCAAATCTAAGGCAAGCATCCGCACGATACCGCTCAATAAGTGGATCATGCAATTTGCCGTATTACTCCGTGGCGAGCCGGATGAGTATATCATTACAGGCCGAGAGCAACACATCGAGCCTAACAAGTACCGGCTTTTTTACAATAAGGTTTTAAAAGAACTTGAGCTGCCGCATCATAAATTCCACGCCTTGAGGCATACCTTTGCGACTCGCTGCATCGAGTGCGGTTGTGATTACAAATCACTGAGCCAACTACTCGGCCACAGTAACGTAGCGATTACGATGAGTATGTATGTGCATCCTCAATTAGAGCTCAAGCGTAAATGTGTCGAGCTATTGGCCGATTACTATCAGCATTAAATGTATGACTTTTACTGCTGGTGGTGACTATGGTGAGTACTTACACGCACTTACCGAAAAGGAGAACGGTCCGCACTCCCACAATTACTACTCGCCTGTAATACAGCCTGTGCAATCTGTCAGTAGTAGTAATACTTATGGTAACTACAACAAGCAGTATAAGATTCAAACGGATAGCTCCGGCGAGGGTAGAGGGCATAACAATATCCAGCCATCAAGAGCTGTTTATTATTGGCATCGTACCGCTTAGTCTATGTATGACTTTTACTGCTCTCGGAACGTACGGAGAGTACTATCACACCTTGACTACAAATGAGATGCCTGCACATACTCATGGAGCGGTTTATCAAAATGGCAATGACGGAGGGCAAGGTACTGGTTATGACGGCTTGCCCTTTGTAAGAGCCGGTGGACAAACTCCAGGATCTCAATACTGTGAGACTAAAGCAGTCGGTGGTAGCCAACCGCACAATAATCTACCTCCAGCTAAAGGAGTGTACTATTGGCGACGCACTGCGTAAGTATGACTTTTACTGCTTCTTCTAAGGGTGGCGAATACGCTCACACCCTCATTGTTGATGAGATGCCATCACACAAGCATGATATATCTGCACCTATCGCATCAACCTGGACAAATGCAGGTGGTAATAGTATCCAAGGAAGTAATCAGAGTCAAAATCCGTACAACTTTAATTGGTGTAAAGAGGTAGGCGGAAATAAACCGCATAACAACTTACCTCCCTATCAAACTACATATTATTGGCATCGCATTAGCTAATACGTCGCCAGTAATAAACTACTTGGTGCGGATTTAAGAGGCTGAAAGGCTCAGCTTTCATATTTTCATTGACTTCTGCCATCAAATACGGTACTTGATCGCTATCTGTCGCGGTTGAGTAAATCTCCCACAGATTACCGCCTGATGCGTTTGATATCCAACGTCCGGCCCACAGATTATCAGGTACAGACGAGACCCTATGCTCGTGAGGGTACATATTAGCCATTGTGAGAGATCTATTGTAATTTCCACCAGTAGCGCCGGCCGTAAAAGTCATACTTAAACGATTGATCATATGTATGACTTTTGCGCCCAATGCAACAGGTGGAGAATACTACCATAAGCTTACTGTGGACGAGAATGGAAAGCATAAGCACGCTCAAACTATCGGTACAGATAATGCCGTAGTAGGAGGTTATAACGATGCCTACGCCATCAACGAGCAAGTCTATGGTGGGTATGCAAATACTGCCGATCGTACAACCGCATACAGACAAGCCGTACAGTACTCTGGACAAGGTAAGGGCCACAATAATGTGCAGCCTTATCAAACGGTTTATTACTGGCGTAGGACTAACTAATTCTGCGCCAGTAAAACACAACCTTATGAGGCGGCAAGTTATTATGACTCTTGCCTCCACCAGTATAAGTGCTTTGTGTTCTTCGCGAGTCATTTACATCATCCCCGGTAACAACAACCCGGTTTTGGAAACTCTGTATTTGAGTTAAACCGTAGCCACTTGCTTCGTGAGATGAGTTCTTCAAAGGTACTCTGTGATTATGGCTTGGTATCTGATCAGTAGTAAGGGTTTCGGCGTATGTTCCACCCTCTCCGTTGGCCGTAAAAGTCATACTTGTACTACCATCATTTCCGGTGCCCGCGCCAATCAAAACTCGACCTTGTGCAAACTGCTCCCAAGTACCACCAAACTGCGTACCTGGATTGGTACCGGTCGTGTTACTGATGACCGAGCCTACCGGGTAAATAAACTTACCGATGACCTGCTTAGCTAGAGATCCTAACGTCAAATTACCCATCAGATTGATGGCCTGTCGGATTCGCGCCGGTAGGTTAAGGTCAAAGTAGCTGTCGTTTGGAGACTGCATACCTATAGCCATTGAGTGCCCATTGGCTCCAAAGTTCATTAGAGCAAAACTGATATCAATGGATTTTTCGATGGTGTACGATCCAAAATAATCGGTAACTATAAATCTAAAATCAAAGGCAGAGTTGACATCAAACGTCCTTGTCGATAGATATTTACCGCTCTTAACGTAGTCGGTGTATGTGACCAGATCGATCCATGATGTACCACTCTTATACTGGATCTTAAACGTATGGGTATTACGGTTATTAACGTTTGTAATACTGTACGCGTAATTAAAAAGCGCATAGGTCCCCTCATCACTGGCCGTACCGGAGCTGTTGGCTCGGGTTACGGTTGACTGCGTGATGGCAGGTGCGCTATACGCTACTACATTGACTGTTTTTGTTGTGCTTGCTGTCCGACCACGACTGTCGGTTGCGGTAACTACAATAGATATGTTACCGGATGTGGTCAAAGTACCGGTCGTAACAGTCGTGCCCGAATACGTAAACCCATCACACGATACGCTCACACTCTTGATCGTAGATCCGTTTGATCCACTTGCTGAGGTTACGATTTTTAATGTCGATTTGGTTTGGACATAGACTCCAAACTGACTAGCAAGTCCGGCCGTAGCCTCTGATATCGATACGCTTGAGATCGATGGTTTGTAGGTCGATGGTACTGTCGCTGTTAAGGTACAAGTTTTATTACCGCCAACTTTACTTGATCCGTTATAGGTTTCACATACAATCGTGATCAGCATAGACGTATCGTTTGGTATCTGTGAGGCCAATGACGTTGGTATCGTCCATGACTTAGTGGTCGTACCGGATGCCACCGTCCCGATGGATACTTTGGACTTACCACCATCTGTTGAGTAGTACATCTTATGACTAAATGAGGATACGTAAGGCTTTGTTGTGATCGTAACCGACGTACCGATATCCGCCGATGTCTTATTGACCGATGGTGTCGTCTCACCTCGTGAGTCATAGCTTAATGATCCACTAGCTGTACTTGACTGCTGTCCACTAGATCCGGTATTGACGATCATATAGACTGAGATACTTACTGATCCAGCGCTATCGGATACAGGTACCGTAAAGCTTGAGCCATTGGCATAGTACCAGGCTCCGGCACTGTGTACGGTCGGACCAAATAACTGCTCATTGCGGACTGTACCATTTACATTGATGATACAGTTAACGGATGCCTGCGATCCACCGGGAGAGCAGTATCCCCAATACGTCGATATCGTAGCATGACTGTCTCCGTAATTACGTGTTACAGTAACTCGACATGACCCCTGGTTGGATGTCTGCCAACCTGGGCCATTAGTCAACCAGTAAGGTATGTTAATTGTAGTCTGTGTGACTGACATACTATGCACCTACCTTTTTGAAGTCTAGCGACCCATTTGGTCGCGGGCTGAAAATAAAATTACCGATGCGCAAACTTGTAACGATGTTGGCATCGGTAATATAAAGTTGGTTATTTGACATATAGGCAATCTCTTGCCCTGCCTGTTTAAAAGATATGCGGTCATTTTCGATGGTTAGCGTGATCGTATTACCCGTCTCGCCCAATTCGATCGACCCGCCCTTAAATCGTATATACTGATAAAGCTCCTGGAACTTGGCCGAATTGTCGGCGTTGACGTTTTCGAGGTCGGCCTGAAAGCTGTTAAACTGCATGGTAAAGCTGTCTTTGGTTTGTTCCAGTGCAGTTGATATCGTACCTAACAGGTCATCCGTCTGATCCTTTTTGTAGTAATCTTCGGATACCTCCGTCCGAATAGATTCACTCGTCTTTTGGATTTCCGACTGCATCTGTTTTTCGGCGTTGGCGATCTGTTGCAGTGCATCCGCATACGTAGCCTTGACAGCCTCGTAATCCGTCGATAACTGCACCTCGCCATACTGATAGGTCAAATCATTAAAGACGGTCACATCGACAAAGTACAGGCTGTCCTGATTACCTAGTTGATAGCCTGGCATCTCATCAGACCATGCACTACCCGGTGGGTAGGTCGTCGGCTTGGCAGGTTTGCTTGTAGTAAGTTGGTAAAAACGATAGATACCTTGTATATCGGTTACAGTAGCAAGAGTTATGATGTCAAAAGCAAGAGCGGTATCATCCTCCAATTGTGCACGGTACGTTACCGTACTCTCTTCGGACCCTTCGCTAATTACTCGAGTAATCCCCGTCGATACCGCAGATGGCTCATTATTTCGGTACCATTTAACGACACCGATATCATTTATTTCAGATTCGATCAGTTCCGTTACACCCTGGTACACTCTTGCACGCAAGGCGGTAGCAATCCCGCTATTTTTAAAAATTTGCCCGGCAGAGGACTCGATAATCAGTCGATAGGTATTACTCGCATCAGACCCATCAACTCCAAATCTCGATACTGAGTAAGATGTTGTGGACTTACCATCTGAGTAGTTAACGATAGTACGAGTCCATAGATATTGGCCGGCATCAACGTCGGGTATCTCTGTCAGCCAGTCTCCGCTTGGCGTTACCGTACCGCTATCTGACACTTGATACGTAACCGATGTTGATGTGATTGTTACCGAGGTCCCATCTGTGCCATCCAATCCACTGCGAGATACGCTGTAGGATACGGTCTGCTGACCGTCACTATAGACTACGGTCGTCCGTGTCCATAAAAACATACCAGGTGCGATATTAGGCGGTGTTTCTAGCCACTGCCCTGTTGGCACTACGATACCGGACGTATGAGCTTGATAGACGACTGACGTGGATATGATGGTTACGCTTGTACCATCTTGACCATCTGAGCCATCAACACCGTTGCGCGATACAGAGTGCTGTGTAACACTCGTACCGTCACTGTAGGTGATTACAGTCCGTACCCATAGGTACTCACCCGGCTGTACCTCTGGGATCTCCGTCAACCACTCACCTGTTGGGATCGCTGTACCACTGTCGGATACCTGGTAGGTGATCACTTGATTGGTAATGGTGATAGACGTTCCATCGGTCACGGCAGCTAAGGTGATTTCCGTCATGGCTCTTGTTTGGCCATTGGCATCGACCGCTACGATCCTATATACAGCACTTGGATTTAAACTCTCTCTTGATACGCTTAATGAGGTACCGGTATAAACTAAGGCACTGTTTTTGTACCAGTTAACCGTAAAATTGCTTGTGACGTCCTGTGACTTATCTCTCACATACGCCGTCAATACGGTGTGATCTACACCCTCCGGCAGGATCAGACCGTTGCTTGAGGATACGACCAACTGATAGGTCTTGTTGGCGTTGATCATCTCCTGCATCTGTGTCAGCAGGTCACCGCTGATCTGACTCTCGATCTCGGTAAAATTATCGAGTACCGTTGAGCACTTAGTACGATCCGTAAAGCAGATCTGTTGCTCCACAATACGAGCTTGCAGATATAATACGGGCTTAAATTCGGCATCCTCTATGGTGTAGGTATCGCCGATATTGCCATCGATGTAACCCTGTACATCGTATGAGTTTTTCGGCACACAATTCTTGCGCAACTCTGCCAACGCCTGGCCATAGAGCATATTGACGTTGTCCGTTTCGTAGGACCACATGTAAGCGATCCATCGGTCATTATCGGCGCCCATTGCTAGACTTGGAAAGCGCTCTCTGGACTGCATGGCCCGGATATCTCGTCCATTAGCCTCGTGCCAAAATTCCAAGTTACCGTCTGCATCATATTCTTTTTTGTCCCCTAAGCTCGTTAAGGTCAATCCATCGGTACCGGTTGGCCTTATGGCCGTATAAAGCTCTGTGATATCGGATGTTTTGGTAATGCCCTCGATACCCTGACCATAGCGGATGATCGTACCGCTCTTATCCTCACCAATACCCTGATAATCATCAGAGTGCTTGCGGTAGATGTTGAGTGTGATCTGTTTAAGACTGTAATCGTCGTTAAGCTCCGTAATAAACTCCAATTCCGCATCAAAGACGTTTGCCGTGCTAAAAAGCCTGGCAAGGATCGTTTCCTGACCTGTCCATTCATGCGAGATGCGCTTGTCGCTTACTTCATTGACACCGATTACAAACGTATTTTCGAATTGGTACGCTTTGATATAGTCCACGATACTTAATGACGTACCTGTGTAGGCATCGACTGTCTCATTGGTGAGCTCCAACGTCAAACCATAAGCCTGCATATAGATCTCGTGTTCCGATTTTTCGACATGCACGATGGTGCAGTAGTAGTCATGTTTTTTATACCTAAACGAGCAGTGGTTTCCCTCGACGATAAACTGTGCATCTTCATGGTCTGCTAAAGTGCGCAGCTCAAACGTGTACTGTGAGCCTTGCAGATAAGTGTGTAGTACCTCATCCCAGTACGGTGCGCATTTATCCACACTGTTATCTAAAAAAGCGCAGACGGTATCATCTGCGCTCAATATAGCAATTCGTACATTTTCCATTATAGCCAGGCCTCCCTGATGCGTATCGTGATGGTTGGATCTTGTGTCACCCAAGACGACATATAAAAGCGCACTTTGGACTCACCCGGTGGTGCTTTAAAGTATTGGGTGCCCACGATCTCATCATCCTGTTTTGGCATATTGTTCACGTAGATCTTGGCGTACTCTCCATCGATCGTGACAGTTGATCCCGCGCTATATCGATTCGGCACGTCTCGCCATTTTTCGACATTTAATTTTTGGAAATTAAAGACATCGAATCCAAAGTACGTCAACAGCTGGCTGCCACTACGGTTGCCCCATTGCTTGCATGCTATTTGGATCTTTTTACAGATCATATTTTCCACTTCCGGTACAACATATTCAGGGTAGCCTCCCCAATAGAAGAATCGAATTTTTGACCCCTCTTTTTTGATATCACAGTGTCCCCAGTCCCAGTACCAAGGGTTTTGACTTTGCAGATGGCTTGTTGTGTACTCATACATCTTGACCACCTTGCCGGCCATCTTATCCGTAGGCTCGGTATCCGGATTGTGGACAACCAAATCATAGTAGGCCGTATTACCGGAGATGTCGCCTTTGTGCCAGTTAACCCCACAGATGAGCTCGTCATCCTCAGTCAAAAAGCTGATGGACATCTCACCTGTTTGGCCCATAAGACCTGCATAAAAAATGAGGTGGAAATAAGCGTAAAAGTTTTTACACCCCGCCACACCTTCGGAGTCAACCGGTATGGTCACGGTACGCAAGCCACCATTGGCATCACCCTTGATTGTGCCTGGTGTACCAAGTGTTAAAAACTGCGCACCAAACCACGTCTTTGTGGTCAAAGTACCGTCCGTACCGTACAGTGGATGCATGGCATCATGACCGCCCACATCATCCGGTGCAGAGATAAAGTCGGAGAGATGCAGCAGTGTTTCATTTTGTTTGTACGTCTCGCCGTCTACCTCCTCACGTTTTCCAAACTCCATAACACCGGATTCGGCCACGATTCCGATGTAGCCATTGTCCTGTTTGTTTATGATCTCATAATCGATACATGCCGGCATAGAGCCATCATTATCAATGGTCACCTCCAAGATGCCCTCATCATTACGGGTAGCCCTAAACTCTTTTAAAGTCGTGGCATATTTTCGAGGATCTGGACAATAGATCTCAAATTCACTGACAATGGCATTGGCTCCCGGATCGGGAGTTTCATTCCCCACCTTGGTACCAATAAAATACTTGTCCGTTTCGTCCGCGAAAATGATCTGCACCTGTTCAGCGGACAAGATCTGATTCATCTTGTTAAACGCTGATCGAAAGGCCGCATTGTCTTTTGCAATCAATTGATAGCCAATGGTAATGGTACGGGGTGGATAGGTCTTGCCATAATAGACGGACCCATCGATGCCCGTTATTTCCTGTTCCTGGACTTCACTTTGCATAAGCTCACGGCCCGAAACGTATAGGGTTTGATAGCCTGGTATCTCGTCCTCTAAATACACACCGTTATACTTCATAGCCTCTGACGGAAGTGATTTTGCGATTTCTTGATTTGATACAGTATCTACGAACTCATACATCATTACAAAACACCTGCCAATCTATTATGAAGTTTTTCCATTCTATCTAATTCTTCTTTGGTATAAACGGCTGTTCCTCTTGCGATTTCTTTACCATTTAAGATTACAGGTATTTCAAATCGATAATCTAATTTAATATCTTTATCAAAACTTTCGTTCAAAACCCCTGATGCTGAAGAAATCCGAACAGATCCCATAGATGGATTCATGACATTATTAGGGATGGAAACGATAGATGCGGCAGCTTTGGCAACCATTCCAGCTGTGCTTTTGATCCCTTCAGCAGCACCTGCACCCATATACCATCCTAATTTTGCGAATACTTTTGAAGGTGATGCGATTCTTGCTTTCGCTCGTACAGCCTCATCTGCTGCAGCTGCCAATTGAGCAGCAGCCGACCTCACTTCACCTAAAGCGGATCGCATACCATTCGCCAGTCCTTGACCAATATAAGCGCCAGAAGCATAAGCAGATGACTGTGCGCTGTTCAAGACGCTTACCAACGAACTAACGGCACTTTGTGCAATGCTTGGTAATTGTTTAAGCCCAGATTGAACACTCTTTGTAAAGTTCGTACCGATGGCTTTTCCTGCACTCTCAGCCTCGCTCTGTGCCTCCCTAAAGGAGCTGACGAGTGATTGCATGGATGCACTGCCTACTGCACCAAGAGAGCTCAATGCGGAGCCGACAGAGATTGCTATGTTTGTCAATCCACTAATAGCAGACTGAGCTGACTGTGCTCCGGAGGCTAGACCGGCAAAAGAAGCTGTTGCTCCTGCAATGACAAGCATATATCCTGCAAACACAGCGGTAGCCTGTTGTACCGATGCATTTAGCATAGCCATAGACATTGTAAATGTCATAGCGCTTATAGACGATGCAGCCAATGTCGTAAAGGCTGTCATTGCATTATTTGCAAATGTCTGCATTTGTTCTCCTGCAGTAGTGAGCATTGGACCTAACGTGGGTAACGTTTGCGCAAGTGGTGTAATCGCTGCAGTAATAGTTATCAATGCGGTAGCGGCTACAGTGCCACTCTTTCCTACTTGCTTTATTCCATCAGCAAACTGCTTCATTCCGGTTCCGGCTTCAGCTAAACCACCGGATAAAGCTGTCACTCCACCTAATGCCGCTACGACTGTTCCTAATGAGGCTGCCATATCTAATAAATTCAATTTGGTGATTCTTTCAACACCTTTAGAAAGTTCATTGAATCCTTTTCCTGCGTTCAATGCTGATTTTCCAATCGAATCGATGATATTTGCAATCGAATCCAATATTCCCGATATTCCGTCACAAACTGAAGTGATAACATCGCTGATTGAATTAAATACTGTCGAGATTGTATCTCCGACAGAAGTAACTACACTAGCCACATGGTCCAAGATATTACAAATCGTATCTCCTACTTGTTGAATTACATTTCCCAATGTAGTGAGAATAGGTTGTACTTGATTCACTAAATTTGTAAACGCATTACAAATAGCTACAACCGCCGTCGCTACAGATGATGCTATTTGCGCAATCGTCGGCATAAAAGGAGCCAATACCTGCATGATCTGAACGATAGCATCCGTTATGATAGGTGCTAATTGTACAACGGTATCTGCGATAATCTGAACAATAGGCGTAATAGCCGTGACAATTTGACTGATTGCGTCTGCTATGACTGGAATAACAGCCACAAGTACATCTCCAACAGCTGTGATCAGCGGTGATAGATTAGCAAAGGCGGTACCGATTGAAGATATGATCATTGATATCCCTTCTCCTTGAGTACCCATTAGAGCCATTGCCCCTCCAACTGCAAGAATTGCGGCCGATAAAGCTAATATGTTGACTGGATTTGCCACTTTTAGAGCTTGCCCTAATCCTGTCAAAGCTGATTTCATACCTTGACCAATTCCTCTTGCGGATTTACTAATAGCTGTCCCAGCTTTACTAATTACCCCGCCTAAAGAATTTATAATTTGCGATATTTTAGACTTGGATCGACTTACCGATTTTACAGTTCCATTCAAACTTTCATCTGCTTTCTGACTAAATAGTCCGAATGGATTAAAACTTTGTAAAAAGCTGAATCCTTTGAATCCAGCTATTAGAGCAGTGATTGCTCCTAAGATTCCTGTAATCTGTCCTGAATCCAAACTTGATATAAAATTGGATACCCAACTAACCGCTTCCGATAGTTTAGTAACTACAGAGCCTATAACCGTTCCAATTGTATTTAAAGCACCACTTTCTACAATTGCATTAATAACCGTACCAATTGCGCCAGCTACATCACTTAAAGCCTGCTTCAAAGCATCAAAAGCCCCTGTATCTCCTATAGCTGATATAAATTCAGTAACGACTTCAACGGCTTTATCAATACCGCTAATAAGAAAAGAAAAATCGACTCCACTTAACGAGTCGATCAATCCGCTTACGGCATCAATTCCAACCTTACTTAATTTATCAAATGCTGGTTGCAGCTTTACTGCTAACGTTTCTCTCAAACCATCCATCGCCTGATCAACGGTTTTGTAACTTGTTGCCAGCTTGGTTAAATCCGCATTATTACTTAATTCAGAAATCGCATTAAAAAAATCCTCTGTCTTTACCTTTCCGGCCTGCACGTCAGACACTAATTGCTGTGTAGATTTCCCCATCTGCCTAGCAACAGCAGAAATACCGGCCGGTGTTTGTTCTAACATCAACTTAAAGTCTTGCCATTGAACCATAGGCTTTGCTGCCATTTGAGTTGCCTGCTGACTCAATGTTTTCATCGCTTGTGTAGGATTTTCAGCAGCAGATGCCAAGTTTCCGAATCCTTTAACCAGTTGCGTGCAGTTTTTCGTGCCTACTGCCGCTAACTGACTATAGGTTGAAGCCATGTCAGATGCACTATAAATAGTTTGTGTCGCATAATCCTGCAAGTCATTACGTACTTGTTGGATTTCTCCTGAGCTCTTTCCAAGCATGGACATATTACTTTCAAATGTCTGCCAAGCCTTACTCGAATTGTTCAGCTCAGTACCCATAGAAGATATACTTCCTGAAATGGCATTAAAAGCTTTGTTTCCTGCCGTTGCTAAAAAGCCGAATCCTAGTCCACTTTTAATTTTTGAAGCGAGTGATTGTGTGTTCGATAAAACTTTAGATAAGGTCGAAGATACGTTCTTGTCCTGAGCTGATAATATAAGATTTACCTTATGATTTTCTCCAGATGCCATAATTACTTCGCCTTCTTTCTTTTCTTGTATTCAATCAATCGAGCTACACGATCCGAGGACGGTCGGTCTTTTTCATTCTTCATTGCTTTTTTTACTTTTTCTCTGTCATAGAAACTTTTAAAATTAGGATATTTCATTCGCTGACTCTTTCCGTTTCGGGAAACTACGACTGATTGAGCCGCCATATTTAAATACGCTCTCCAGTGACGATCATATTCAATTTCTTCTAGGTTTTCTGAAATGCATCTGCATGACAAATTAAATTCCGCCATTGTTAATCGATCCACCTGCTCAAACGTCGTATAACCTAAGTATCGAAAACAGATATAGCAAATATCCTTATATAACTTTTCAAAGGATGTTAGTTCTCCGCCTGATTTTCCTCTTTCTCCTGATCCTTCTCTTTTTTCTCCAATGCTGCCAGGATCTCCGTCATCGATTTTTTGCATACATTGGCAGTCAATAAAAAATCACGAATCTTTAACGATAATTCATGAAGATCCGTATCATCCGATTCCAAATATTCATCTAAATCCTTTTTAGGAACTCTGTCTTTTTCAGTTTTATTGGCCGTAATCAGCATATCTTCGATAGCTTCGACATCTTCATCCAGCATTCTTGCGACCATATATTTAAATCCAACCGGCAATTGAACACCAACCTGAACAAACTCTTTATAACGGCTGTTGATCTCTTTCAAAAAACCAACTCCAAATTTAAAAGAATATACTTTTCCTTTGATTTCTAATTCCATGATTTCCTCCTTAACAAAAAAAGAGAGGTTTCCCTCTCT